TATAGATTTAAACTTTGGTATCTCAGAACTAATGCAAGGATTCAAATCTGGTGCTCCAGATACTGTACGCGGTACATACCTGTTACAGGAGATGGGCGAAAGCAGAGGAAGGTCTAAGCTTAGAGATATCGAAGGTAGCTTGGATATGCTAGGTAAAGTTACTTATAACTTTGCCAAAGGGCATTATAATTTCAAGAAAACATTTAGAGTCGTGCAACCCAATAATGATATCACAGAGTTCACAATAAACAATAAACTATATGACGATAAGACGAATGAGTTGTTGAGTATTGAGAACGATATTGCTTTAGGGCAACACGATGTTCGGATAGTATCAGGTTCAACGCTACCATCCAATAGGATGGCTGAGTACAATATGTATTTAGATGCTTATAAGTTGGGCTTGGTAGATGATGTCGAGGTTTTAAAGAAATCAGAAATCTACGACAAAGAAGGTGTATTGCAACGAAAAGGTGCTATGCAACAGATGCAGGGTTATATACAACAACTCGAAGGTGAGGTTAAGAAACTGCGTGGTGATTTGCAGACTGCTGAGCGTGAGACGGTTAATGCGAGGAAGCAGACTATCACTCAGAAATTCAAGACTAATCTTGATACAGTCCTTAATCAAGTTAAGGATAAAGAAAGAAAAAATCTCAATCGAATGGAGAATATAATCGACAAAGCTGATTTGCAAGCCAAATTCGCTGGCAATAACAAAGAAGGCGCGGGTGCCGAAGAAGGCGTTGAAGGTTAACAAAACTAGAGTCAGGTTCTACCGGAGGATATCGAAAGGTATTGCCAAGTAAAGAGTAGAAAGATTCGGAAAGGAAAAATGGAAGACCAAACAACACAGAAAAAAGAACAGACTTACGAGGATAGACTGTCTAGAGACAATGGGGGTATGGAGTTTTCTATGCCAGACGTAGAAGTGGTTAGCAATGAGCCCACACAGACTGAAGAAGTTGAGGGTTCAGAAGCTGGCAAACCTACTGTCATTACATCTGAAGGCGATGAATCTGAAGTAGAATACGGAACCGACTGGGAACAAGAAAGTCGCAAATTCCAATCTATGTATGATAAGCAAAAAGCTGATTATGACTCATTGCAATCTCAAGTACAATCCTTAGAACCTCTTAAGCAATTGCAAAACGTTCTAGAATCTAGACCAGATGTGGTTCAGGCGATTCAAGAGCGTCTAGAGGGTAAGCCTGCTCAGGATAATACTAAGAGTTCAACTACTCCGGAAGGAATAGATGAAGCCTCTTTTGACCCTTGGGAAGCCTATTACAAGCCTGAGTCTCCGTCGTACCAGTTACGAGTGGCTCAGGAAAAAGCTTTGGTTCAAGAAGCCGTCTCTGAACAGATGGCTGGAATCCAAAGTCAAGTTGCTATGCAAAATCTAAAGAATGAGCTTAGAACAAATTACGGAATCACTGACGAAAGGGAAATGGATGATTTCATAAATTTTGCGATGAGTCCGAGAGACCAACTGCCAGTAGACTTTTTAATTAATGTCTTCAGACAGTACCAAAATAATGGAACCCCAGAACCTGTTCCGTCAGAGAATTTAGAAGCCGTTAAGAATGTTCAAGCTATGCCCAAGTCTGCAGGAGTACTCCAAGGAGGAGACCCAAAGCAGAAAAGCGAACTAGATGTTTCTTGGGATAGGATTTTAAAAGCAGGCAACGCTGGTAGATTAGCTTAATAATAATAAACGGAGGTTACTTAAATGGCTATTACAAATGGCGTAAAGCTTTCAAGTGACGTTACGGCAGCTGCAACCAGTGCAGGTGTAGGACAAGCTCCAGATAGACGGCGGTTATACGATTTTAGTGATCGGGTAGCCGAGCTGGCTCCAGAGGAATCCCCATTTTTCGTGTATCTTTCACAAGTGGCGAAGGTTCCAACTGATGACTCAGTTTTTCGTTTTCTAGAGAATCGTTCTAAGATTGACTGGACAAGCCGTAACTTTCTCGCAAAAGGAGCAGTTGGCACAGTTGCCGCTGGGTCTGACTACTCTTTTACTGTTGACACCTCTGATGGTGCTTCAGTGGACTATCTAGTTCCGGGAATGGTATTTGCAGTAAAAACGGTAGATAGTACTGCCGGATATGCTCAGGCTATTTTTCGTATTAACGGTGGAATAACTAAAAACACTAGCGATACGACTTTTAGTGCTAAGTGTGTAGACCTATCTAACTCAGGTGTTAGTGGTTACAACGATTTAGAGGATAATGACGAATGTCAAATTATTGGTACTTCATTCGCAGAAGGTTCAGCATCTCCTGATGCTTGGTCTGGTGAGATTGAAGATGACTATGGTTATACTCAAATCTTTAAAACTGCTTGTGAAATGTCAAACACAGCAATTGCTACTCGTTATCGCGGTTACGCAAACGAGTGGGAGCGTATTTGGGCTCTTAAATTAAGAGAACATAAAGTAGACATTGAGCGCGCAATGCTCTTTGGTCAAAAAGCAAGGACTGGTGGAATTCAATACACAGAAGGTATTGTTGGTCACATTGTAAAGAATGCTGCCCCTGTTGATGCAACAAGTGCGAGCCTTAGCTACTCAAGCGGTGCTCCATATTACAAAACCGTAGCTCAAGCAGAGTTAACTTATGACAGTCTCATTAGCGACTTAGAAGTCATATTTGACCCAGCTCGTGGTGGCTCTATGGACAGATTAGTCCTAGCCTCACTACCTGTTGTTAGCTTTTTTAACAAGCTAGGTGATGGTGCGTTCATGGATGCATCCATGGGGTCAAGTGGAAACATGGTCAATCGCTATAACTTTGCGGAGCGTGATGGTGCCTTTGGTCATAAGATCATGACTATTGAAACTATTCACGGTACATTACACTTAGTTAAGGAGCCACTATTCAGAGGTATTGCTTCTGGCTTTATGGCTATGGTTGATATGAGTAAAGTTGCTTACCGTCCACTAGTTGGTAACGGTATCAACCGTGACACGCAGATTATGACTAACGTACAGTCTCCAGACGAAGACTTGCGTAAAGACATGATTTTGACTGAAGCTGGTTTAGAGATTACTCTTCCAGAATGTCACGCTCTTTATAACGTAGAAAACTTATAAGGAGGTAAATCATGAAAACTGATGTATTAAATAAGAATAGTAATGCTTTTGCTCAAGAAATTAGCGTAAAGCCAAATGCAGTTGAGCACCACTCTGGCTCCACTCTCACCCTTGATAGTGCAGCTGATGTTGGTTCTGTTCATATCTTCTCTGCTGATTGCACTGTAACTCTTCCAGCCACAGGTGCTGGACTAAACTATGTTTTGGTTGCAGGTGCTGATGATGTAGAGTTGACGCTTAGCCCAAACGCCTCAGATAAATTCTTAGGTGGTTGTGGCAAAGCTGCTGATTCTGACAACAAAGACCTAATTTACTCAAACGGTAAAGAGGGCGATTGTGTCAAAATATTGGCAGACGGAACAAACGGTTGGTATATCACTCATTTGAGTGACGCTAGCAAAGTGTCTTACGAATCATAATCCGAATGGATATTAGAGTTTGGGCTGGGCAACCAGCCCTTACTCAAATAAGGAAGTTATGGCAAATTATAACACAACAACAAAAGTAATAGTAAACGATGTTACTCCAGCGGCTGATAGTGTATCTGAGTCTTACGCTAAGGAAGTGAACGATTACCTTGAGTCTATTGACAACACTAAGACTATACGCTCCATACAGACAATTCTGACTAGAGAAGGTCGGTTTGCTACAGTCATTATACACGATTCATAATGAAGTGTCAGCATTGCGAACACCCAAACGAAGAGATGTGGTTTTATTGCAAGAAATGTGGGAAGAGAGCATTTAAAAGAAAATTTACTGTCAATAGCTGGATGAGAAGTGATATTGGAAAAAGAACGGATATAGAGTTCGGTCAATCAGATATGAAATCCAGCTTTAAGAGGATGAACGATGCCTAGATTTGGAAAAGGAATTAAAACTTTAAGAAACGGTACTTTGGTTGGGAAGAAAAAATCCAAAATGAAAAAGAGGAATAAAAATGCCAAGCGGTAAAGGAACATACAGAAAGCCGGGGAGACCTTCTAAAAAGCGCAAGAAACAAGCTAAGAAAAAGAAGAAGTAGATGGCTGATTTAAAAACAAGAGTTGATGATTTAACTGGATTTGGGTCTACTGACGATACCGCATTAGGGGATTGGTTTGATGATGGCGTTAAGGATGTTATGAATTCGATACCGTCCTATATGCTTCCGATGTTTTCCAGCGAAGTTACGTTTACAAGCAATAAGACATTGGGCGAAAACGCTAAGTTGTTAGCCGTTGTTAGAAGCGATGGGTCGCGCGATCAAATGTGTCGCGAAATACCGTTTACTATGAGTGGAAGAGCAGCGGACAATTCCGATGTAAATTATGCGACAAATGCAGACCCTGTTTATTATATCCACAATGGAGTTTTGACGGTATTACCTACTGCTGGGGAGTGCAAATTGCAAGAAGTTAGTTTTTCGGATGTTACGATAACAGGCACTTCTATTGACAATATGCCTAACGATGCAGAACACTTGGTTGTTCTATATGCATCTATTCGCGCTTTACAAAGGCTTATGAATGATAAGTCCGGGAATGCCGATATTACCACTGCATTATCAGCTATTAATACCGAGAATGATAAGATTTCCGCTATAATGGATTCGGCTAATACTGCCATTGATAAGGTTAATGCAATTGTTACCGAAGCCGATACGGAATTTGATTTAGCTAAAACAGAAATAGCTGAAGCCGATGCGCAAGTTGACGCAAGTGTTGATACGGCATTAGGTGCTATCACAACAGCAGCAGGAAGAATTAATACCGCGGTAGAATTGGCAAATGCAGAGTTTGACAAAGCGGTTACGGCAACAACTGGGCCATTGGATTTGGCAAATGCAGAGTTTGACAAGATAGATGCGTTATTAGACCTAGGTGAAGAAGATACTGAATCTGCTGTCAATACGGCTCTTGGGGCTATGACAACAGAACTTAATAAGGTGGACGACATTATTAGCACAGCGTCAGGTAAGGTTGACGATTATTATACATCAATAGGTGATATTGACGACGCAACAGAATTATGGGATGATACTAATAAAAGATTTAAAGTTGTTAGAGATGCGCTGTCGAATGCTCAAAATTTAATAGATGATGATGGGATTGGCACAGACCAAGATGCGATTGATTTTCTGAAAGATGCTGATTCGGCAATTAGTGCAATAGCTGATCATTTAGCCGATGAAGAAGCTATATTGGGAGACGACCCTTCTAATGGGAATATAGCAGATGCTATAACTGCTATGAAGGCTGCAATAGAAGAAGCTGAAAGTGTGTACGATAATTTTGAAGGAACAGATGCATCTGTTTTTGGAGATGAAGATACATTTTTAACAGCTAGTTCTCAGCTTACGCGAGTCAAAGCTGCTCTTGATGATGCTGAAGATATTATAAATGTCGATGAACCAAGCGCGACGACTGATGCGTATGGCGCGCAAACCAATGAAGATATTGAATTGGTTACATCTGCCTTAAATATCGCGCAAACAGAAATTCAAAGAGCTCAAATGCATTTATCCGAATGGACTTCCATAGGTGATATGAGGGTTAAACAGATACAAGCCTCTCTTAGTGAAGCTAGTGCTTACGGAAATGAGATACAAGCAAGATTGTCATACGCACAAGCATATGTAAATGCTTCAAACGCCAGAGCTTCAGAGGGAGCATCAAGGCTTTCTCAGGTTAGCGCTACCACTGCAGTCGCGAATCAAGAACTTTCAAGGGCTAATGTTGCTATAGCAGAAATTAATACTTTGATAGCTTCTTATAGAATTGAGTTAGAGGGGGTAACGCCATATCTAAATTCAGCTTCAAGCTATATAGCGCAGGCTCAAGGGTATTCCAATGAAGTATCTTCTAGACTCGCACAAGCGCAAGCAAAGCGGGAAGAGGCTAATTCTCGGATTGCTTCCGGTAATGCATTTTTAGGAGAAGCAAACACTAGGGTGCAGGTAGGTGCATCTTATCTATCCGAAGCGAAATCTGCGTTAGATGAAGCGCAAGCTTATGCAACGGAAGTAAATTCTAGGATGGCGCAAATTGATGGGTACAATAAGAATGTATCATCTAGAATGCAATTGGGTG